GTTACAGGTGAGAAGAATTTAGTATTAACTGGTGGATGTGCTTTGAATTGTGTAGCAAACTATGAGTACTTGAAACATCTTCCCGAAGGTGTTAAACTATATGTTGAACCTATATCCACTGATGCTGGAACATCTATTGGACTTGCAAAGATTGATTATTATCATGCAACTAAGTCTACATCCAGACATCCATTGAAGACACTATACTTAGGTAAAGAATAACATGGCAAGATATTGTTTTGATATTGATGGTACTATTTGTACACCTGGTGAGGGGTGTGGGACATGTCAGTATGAAGGTGCTACTCCTAAGAAGGATAGGATAGAGGCAGTGAATAAATTATATGATGAAGGACACTATATTATATACATGACTGCTCGTGCAATGGGTAGGAATAAAACTAAACCCCATGCAGAAGCAGCAAAAGTTGCGGAAGAATTATTACAACCACTCACTAAGATGCAGTTGAGTATCTGGGGTTGTAAATACCATGAGTTAATCATGGGTAAACCACATGCAGATCACTTTATAGATGACAAAGGAGTCAACGACCATGCCTTTTTCAAAAATTAAATACGTTGAAAAGGGATGGGGCAATGAGAAATGGATTGTAAATTGTCCAGAGTATTGCGGTAAGATCTTATTCTTTAATAAGGGTAAGAGGTGTTCATGGCATTACCATCTATTAAAAGATGAGACATTCTATCTTCAGTCTGGTAGGATACATTTATTTTATGGGCAGACTGATGATTTAAAAGAATCATATACTAAGATACTTGAACCTGGAGATAAGTTCCATGTTCCAAGGAAGATGAGACATCAAATGTATGCCTTAGAAGATTCAGAGTTGTTTGAATTTTCTACTCAACATTTTGATGAAGATTCACATAGAATTTTTCATGGAGATTGATGACTAAAGAAGTTGCTGATCACCTTACCTTTAAGGATTTAATATGGACACATCCAGAATCAATAAGTACATCTCAATGTGCTAGTTGTATAGAATGGTTCTGGAATAATGATGAATTGCATCAGCAGGGACAGGTATATGGTGGAGATGATTCAGTTCAAGATGGACATCTACATACAAATTTAGATAGGAAGAATACTATACAGGCATACCCAAGTCCAGATGATCCTATATCAGACTTCATGACAGATGTTATGACTGATGGATGGAATCAATATTCAAAGACACTTCCCACACCACAGGGGCAACCAATGTCCTTTAGTGATTATTCTGTTAGGGTATATTATAAAGGACAAGGAAAGTTTTTAGAGCATGTTGATCAGTCGGCAGGTCCAAATGTAATTAGAACATTTGGTATCATTCTGTATTTAAATACAGTAGATGAAGGTGGTGAGACGGACTTTATGGATTATAAACTTAAGATTAAACCAGAAGCAGGTAAGTTAGTAATCTTCCCATGTAATTATCTTTTTAGACATGAAGGTACGGTTCCTTTATCTGAGGATAAGTATATTATTACATCATTTTTAAATCTTGGATGATGAATTTAACTAATCCATTTGGTCCATCTATACTTGAGTGTGCGTGTCCAGATAAGGTATTAAAAGAATTAAATTCTATTGTTGATAGTACTCATCAACAGGATCTTCCAAACTTATTGGATAGAGATTTTGAGATTGTATATTTTACTGAGGAGCAGGTTAATGACTCAGGGTTCACATCATTTATTGGAGAGGTTATACCTGAGTACTTAAAGAGTTGGAATATAAAGAGTGCTAATGTGCAGTATGAGCCTGCAAGTTTTAGTGAATTATATGTTGACGTATGGGCTAATAGATATTTTAAAGGGGATTTTACCCCACCACATGATCATAAAGGTAATGTCTCAGGGATAACTATATTAATGTTACCTGAGGATTCTGATTGGTACGATCTTCATAGTTTAGATTTCATTTGGAATAATGAACATCATAGACCAGAGCAAGAGGTAGGTAAAACATTTATGTTTCCTAACTCATTGCTGCATTGGGTTAACAAAACAAAGTCCGACTCAGAGAGACGGACTTTAAGTTTTAACTTGCAGGTAATCCCTCAAGATATTCAGGGATAGTTTTAAATTTATAATCACCCCATTCTTTTTTAGCACAGGTATATTCTTGATACTTTCCTTTTAAATGGTCAGGGAATGGAACCTCTTCTATCTCTCCACCATACTTATCAACTACCCACTCAGCAACTTGTTTAAAACTTACTGGTTCACTTGTACCTAGATCATAAAATCCAGTTGGTTTATCATTATTAAGAACAATATCTAATACATCATCTACACATACAAAATCTCTTAGGAATTTATCAGAACCTTCAAAGAGTTTTAGTTTATTATCTTCTTTGATTTGCTTAGTGAATTTAGATACAGGACTCGCTTGATCTCCTTTATGGTCTTCACCTGTTCCATATACATTAAAGTATCTGAATGCTTGCATCAATTTAAATTCATCTATATGATCTTGAATCCAGTATTCTAAAGTAACTTTAGATAGTGCATAGTAGTTGAGTGGATTAATGATATCTTTTTGAAGACCATATACTGATGCTGATGATGCATACTTGATAGGGATTTGATATTTTATTGCTTCTCCAAACAACCATTCACTATATTCTATGTTCCAACTAAACAAAGCTTTAAGATTTGTATATGTTGTATCTGATATTGCTCCTTGATGTATTATCAATTCTACTTGATCCCACTTATCAAAGTTACTTTTAAAATACCATGCTCCTTGTTGATCAACTTCTATGATGTCTTTACCTTGATCTTGAAGTGTATTAAGGAAGTGTCTACCAATAAATCCCTGAGAGCCAGTAACTATAATCATTTTTTAAATTCTATTTAGGAATTTTGCCAATATTCTAACACATAAATAGTTTTACTGCAAATTATACGATAGGATATAGCCAATGTCTTTTGGATCATTAGCAAATGTAAGGCCAACTTTGGCAGAGAAAACTCAACTATTATATACTGCACCCGCCGATACATTGGTAGAGGGCAGAGTCTCTTGTACCAATCAAACTTCTGCTACCATACGAGTGAGAGTAGGACTCTCCACTGGTGGAGTAGATGTATTTAATACGAATGGATATGTTGTTTTTGAACAAGAGATACCATCGGGTGACTATTTTGAATCAGATAGTGTATACGTTGCCAGTGGACAGAGTGTAGTAATTCGTTCTACTGATACTAGTTCAGCGTTTACTTTTGTTGGTGAGACAAGTCCTGACAGACAACAAGCAGGAATCATTGCACAAGGTTACGCAAGTGATCCTAATCTAAGTGATCTTCTACACACATTCCCTGCAGGTAAGAATTTTAAAGGCAATCTATTTGTATGTAATAAAGCAACCTACAATTCAAAGGTAAGGGTTGGTCTTGGTACGACTTCTACTGATTATCTTGAGTACAATTATATTGTAGGAAATACAGGAACTCACGTTCGATCTGATATTACAGGTAAACCTAATGACTTAATGTATATTAGGTCTAATGCTGATACTAATATAACATCACATACTATTAGTAATGCAATCTATGATCCTGTTGTAGGTATTATGACATGTACTATTCAGGGACATGGATTTACTGCAAAGGATCATGTTAGATTTAAGGATGGGTCAATTACATTCTCTTGTGCTCAGGATAATTATATAAGCGATCACTCATACCCTAGACCAGGTGACCCTGTTAGTAATAAGTGGTTAAAGATTCAAGATATTCATACAGATTCTTTTTCTGTTCAAATTCTAGATGTTATACCATCTACTAATACTACAACACATGCTTTTAAAGTAGCAGCAACTCAAGGACTTGAGAGAAGTTATGGTCCAGTTAACTTTGTTCTTACTGGTAAGTTTGTAGAGTACACACACTTCTTTGGTTCTGTAGGTATTGGATCTACACTATCAGCAAATAATGCTTACATTGTAGAGAATATGGGGATTGGTATTACCGATCCAGGATCTAAAGCACTTAATGTTATAGGTGAGACACAACTATCTAAGGTAACCATCACAGATGACATCCACATAGGTGGTAACGTACAAACTGTTGGTGTATCTACCTTTGCTGGTACTGTAACCTTCCAAGGTGGTACTGTAAACACTGGTGTGGGTACAGAGAACGCAGTTGTTCTTGATGCTAACGTTAACTCAAACATTACTCCAGGTGTTGCTAACTCCTTTGACTTAGGTCAAGACTCTAAGAGGTGGAGGTATGTATATTATGCTGATACACTTAGAGGTAATCAGATTGATTTAAGTAATGGTACTACTGGTATTGCAACTATCGGTGTTGGTTTTGCTGCTACTACAACTCAAGCAATCATTGGTGCTGCTAACACAGCAGTCATGGCATATGGTGACCTTGCTGCTGACGGAGACCTATGGATTAAAGGTAACGTCGGTGTTGGTACAACAACATTAACTCAATTATCATATGATGCTACTAGTGATGAACTAGTATGGTTCCATAAGTCTCTTAATAGGAACGTACCTCTTTGGGGTCCTGATACTAACTATCAAGTAATAAGTTCTAATACTACTATTGGATCATGGGTAACAGCAATGTGTGATACAGCAACTGGTGGTGCATTCACTCTTACATTACCTCCTGCTCCAGCACAAGGGGATAGGGTTAAGATTATGGATTACAAAAGGAACTTTGATGCTGCTGCATTAACTATTGCTAGGAATGGTAAACCAATTATGGGTGACGCTGCAGACATGACAGTTAACACTGAAGGTGCTTCCTTTGAACTATTGTTCTGGGATGACACTAATGGCTGGTTAGTTACTAACATCTAAGGTATACTGTATTTCTAAATACATTTTTATACCGTAGATATGTCCAAGAATTTTGCTGTCTATTCTAAAGATGGATGTCCTTATTGTGAGAAGATAGAACAGGTATTAAAACTGTCTAACTTAAGTTACGTTACTTACAAATTGGATCAACACTTTGATAAAGACTCATTCTATGGAGAGTTTGGGGAAGGATCTACCTTCCCTCAAGTAGTATTAAACGGTGAGAAACTTGGTGGATGTAAATCTACTGCTAGGTATTTAAAAGAGAATAGTATTATCTCTTAGCGGAATCAAATAAGAAGGTATTAATATATTTGTCTGCGAATTCTTCGCTATAATAGTTTTTTAAAATACCATAAGCAGGATCTGTACCTGCTAGGTGTTTATCATATGCACATTGTTCCTCATATGAGTATTCTCTATGGGGCTTTGCCATCATTTTAAAGTATCTTTTAAGATATAATTCTAATTTCTCTAGGTATTCTTCATAGAAGTCTGATGTCTCGGACTTGATCCAAAGTTTTTTTGAAAAGAATTTATTTAGATCGTATATATTAGATTTGTTTTTAGTTCTGTTGGGTTGATCTCCTAACCATTCATTGATATACTTATCAATATACCAGTACTCATTCTTTAGGGGATGGAAGTCTATAGTGCCAAAGAATCTTTTGTCACCAGCATTTACAAACTCTGTTCCAAAGATAGGGTTAACCTTAGTAACATCAGGATACATTACTAAGGATTCTGCAATAAATTTACCTTGCAGGTTTAATTCAGTTAATCTTATCCTTCGGAGCCAATCAGTTCTCCATACATAAGATTTGATAGTTGATCCATTGTCAATTACTTCTGGTTCTAACCAATCTGGTAAACTTACATCATCGAAAAGAGTATAGTCAGCATAATTATCTGTACCATACTGAAGACATTTAAATAAGGTATCCTTTACACTCATTACAAGTTTTAAATCAAGTATAACATATTTAGTATGAAAGTTGTAGCGTTATTCTCTGGTCATGGAGCATCTGCTGTGGTGCTAGAGGATGGTGTTGTCAAAAATTATTTTAAAGAGGAGAGATATAGTAGGGAGAAACATGATGAGAGAATAGAACATATCTATCAGATGATATTGGATGTTGATCCTGATTATATTATTCTTAATACTAACTATGATGAGGATGAGAAGAGGGAGTTAATACGTAGGGTTAATCCAAGAGTTAAGTTTATAGAGACAAAAGAATCTGTACATCATTTACACCATGCTTCACTTGCCTTTTATAATAGTGGGTTTGATAAGGCATTAGTTCTAGTAGTTGATGCTTGTGGTGGAGTGATTGGTGAAGATGAGTATGAAGGTGAGAGTGTTTACTTTGCAAGGTATCCTTCTAAGTTTACTCCAGTCTATAAAAAGAACTGGTCAGAGGAACATGTAATACATGATCCAAACATTGGTAATCTTTATAACAGTGCTGCATTAGCAATTGGTCAGACGATTGATGACTGTGGTAAAGCGATGGGATTGTCATCTTATGGTGATCGAATCTTTGAGATTAAGTTTACACTTGATCGTGTTAATAATTATTTTCAAGAGTGTCCAGACTTTTTAGATGTATTATTTCGTAAGAGAGATAGGTATCATATTGATATCACTAGAGAGAATTATAAAAAGTTTGCAGATTATTGTTGTGAGGTACAGTGGCATTGTCAAGAACAAGTATGTGAATTAGTTGGTAAGTATGTTAAAAAACTAGGTGTAAATAAGGTTTGTATTAGTGGTGGATATGGATTGAATATCCTTACTAACTATCAACTCCTAAAAAGATTCCCAGAAGTTAAGTTTTATTTTGAACCTTTATGTGATGATGGTGGTAACTCTATAGGTGCTGCCATGTATGCTTATAGAAAACTAACTAAGGACACAACTGTTAGACCTATAACTACAACAGCACATCATGGACTCAAGCATGATGTTAGTAAGTATAATGGTAGACATGCTGATGTAGATGAGATTGCCCGTTTACTATATGATAATCGTTCTGTAGCAGTCTTTAATGGACTTGCAGAGTCAGGACAACGTGCTCTAGGTAATAGATCTATCTTATTTAATGCTCTTAATCCTGATGCTAGAGACATTGTAAATAGAATTAAGAAGAGAGAATGGTACAGACCTTTTGCTGCCATAGTATTGGAGGAAGATGCTCATCTATATTTTGATGATGCTATATCAAATCCATACATGACAGTATGCTTTCCAGTTAAGACTGATCTAATTCCTGGAGTGACTCATGTTGATAAGACATGTAGGGTACAGACAGTAAGTAGTGGACATCTTTATGATATTTTGCTACAATTTAAACAACTAAGTGGTCACGGTATATTACTTAATACAAGTTTGAATCTTGCTGGTGAACCATTAGTTGAAACACCTGATCAAGCACTCAATACTCTCCGTGGGTCTGCGTTAGATTATCTTTGGTTTTATGAGACTAAACAATTACTATGACTACAGATCAAGATGGAGAAGAAAAGTCTCTAAATAAAATTAAGAAGGAACCACTTGAAATTAACAAGGGGTTTGAGTTAATGTTACGTCACCGTAACAGGAGGGGGAATCAACTAAAACCTAGAACATTTCGCATAATGTTTGGCAAAGTGATCTCTCTCTTTAAACGAGAGATACGTTTGCATTTTGAGTTCAGTATTGACATCAAAAAAACAAAGTAATTCTCGGAGAAGGCACATGGAGATGACCATAGTAACCTTGACACTAACTACCGTAGTGTCTTTACTTGCACTCTTAGTAGGAGGTATGATAGGATGGTTAGCAAGACAGCATTCTTATGAAACTACACCGCAGTACATGTGGACTCATCCTGAGATGTTAGATGAGAATGGTAATTTGATTCCTGATGAAATTGTAGCAGTTCGATTTGAAAATTATGACACCACAGAAGACAACGAAGAAGACTAAAACGATTGATGATCTTCCTGAGTTGCAACCGAATCCATTCATGCATGAGATTCTTGAACTGGCATCCAAGCAAAGGAGCACTGCGTTAAAGGCAGAGGTTCTTCAGAAGTATAGATGTGATCCATTAGTCACTATTCTTATTTGGAATTTTGATGACACATGCAAGTCTGTACTTCCTGAAGGAGAAGTTCCTTATTCTAAACCAGATGAGCAGACACCATTTGATGATACCTTATCTGCAACAATGAATAAGGCAGCGAACTCTGACTACATGCCTGATGAAGCAGTAAGGAATAAGCATACCTCAATTCGTAAGGAGTTCCAGAACTTCTACAATTATTTACAGGGTGGTAACCCAGGTCTGTCAGGTCTTCGTAGAGAGACAATGTTTATTCAGATGCTTGAGGGTCTTCACCCTAAAGAAGCAGAGATAATGGTATTAGTTAAGGATCATCAACTTCAAAAGAAATATAAACTAACTCTAGGTATTATTCAAACTGCTTACCCAGATGTTACATGGGGTGGTCGTTCATGAGTATCACTCTTCTACATGAAAATTGTAAACCAGAGGCGGGGGAGGATAAGAAATTACCTTACACTGCATACTTGGTGACATATAAATTGGAAGGTAAAAATGTATATGATCTTGCAATAGCGACTAAAGAAGTTGATTTGTTTGATCATTATTATGACAAGTATAAGAAAGACTTCGTAACATTTAAACAAGCAGGTGGTATGGCAAATCCAAAGACATGGTATCCTGCTGGACAAGAACCAAAAAAACCTAGAAGAAAAAGGAAGGACTAGATATGGCAGAAGGATTCGGTGGTAGCGTTGGTAGTAATGGACCAAGTAAAGCTACAGTAGTAATCAATGATGATGAAGTTCAAAAACTTCTTAAAGATTACAAAAAAATTAAAAAGTATATGAAGTCTACTCTTTATGAGGTTAAACTTATGGAGGGTACAGAGGATAAGGTTAGCAAACTCCTTGAAGAGTATGGTGGTGATTTGGATGAGCAAGATTGATACACAGGGTATGGGTGGACCAGTTGACCCAAATTATATCCCTGATGGTAAACCACAAAGACATAAACCTGCTCTTATTAATCCAAGGAGATTATTTACTGAGACTTATGCTAAGGAGATGAAGATACTTATTAATGAAGTATTGGATGAACGTGAGCATAAGAAGAGATTAGATGGAGCATATGATGATGTTAAACCTCTACCACCATCATACTTTGATACTAAACACTTCCAGTATCGTGTTGGAGAAGAGGAACCACCTTATGAGGATTGGAGTCAATGAATTACAAGGATTCTGGCGTAGACATTCAAGCAGGTAATGCTTTTGTAGACAGACTCAAATTAAAAGCACCCTCCATTGGTGGATTCAATGGTATGATGCAGGTTCCCCGTGGATATGAGGAACCTGTTTTAGTATCTGGTACTGATGGTGTAGGTACTAAGATTAATATTGCAAGAGTTGCCAATGATTATACAACCATTGGTATAGATCTTGTTGCTATGTGTGTCAACGATGTGATTACATGTGGTGCTAAACCATTACACTTCTTAGATTATATCTCTACTAAAAAGTTAGATGATAGATTAGATGATATAATGGATGGTATTCTTAAGGGATGTGAGTTAGCATGTTGTGAACTCTTAGGTGGAGAGACTGCTGAACATGGTAGGTTTGCTAATGATATTGATCTTGCAGGATTTTGTACTGGTATTGTAGAGAAGAGTGAGATAGTTGATGGTAGTCTTATCAAAGAAGGTGATGTAATTATTGGTATAGAAAGTAGTGGATTGCATAGCAATGGATATAGTTTGATCAATGATATGTTATGGAGACATAAGATAGCATGGGCAGATACTCCTGAGTTAATTACTCCTACTAGAATCTATGCACCATTGGTACAGTATCTTTTAAATGAGATACCTATCTTAGGTATGGCACACATAACAGGTGGTGGAATACCAGAGAATCTTCCACGTTGCATTCCAGATGGACTGGAAGCACACGTTGATTATAATTCTTGGAGACTACCTAAGATATTCAGTAAGGTTATGCTTGCTGGTGAGATAGCAGAAGAAGAGATGAAGAATACTTTTAACTTGGGTATAGGTTATTGTTTAGTAGTACCTGAAGAGGTAGTAACAGATGCTCAATTAATGATTGATGGACATGGATTTAAATCACACATTATTGGGGAGGTTGTATGCGTTTAGCAGTACTATGTTCAGGTAATGGTTCAAACTTTGAGAATATAGTTAGAGTTTGTGATAAAGATCGTGTTGTGTTAATGATACACAATAAAAAAGAATGTGGTGCTGCTAAGAGAGCAGACAAATTAGCCATCCCTCACTGTCATATAAAGATGAAGGATGAGGATACAATAATTCAGTTACTTCAAGCATGGCGTGTTGATCTTGTAGTTCTTGCTGGTTGGATGCGAGTAATATCATCTGATTTTATTAAAGCATTCCCTAAAACTATTATAAATGTTCATCCATCATTACTACCTAAGCATAAAGGATTGCATGCAATCCAACAGGCTATAGATAGTAAAGAATCTCATACAGGATGTAGTGTTCATTATGTCACTGAAGAATTGGATTCTGGAGAGGTTATCTGTCAATCAAGAGAGATACCTATCCGACCTGATGATACTGCTGAGACATTGGCTCGTCGTATTCAAAAAGAAGAGCACCGTATTTTACCCCTTGCAATTGAACATGTTAAGCACGAAGTACAGACTAGAACTTACCGACATTTGTTGTCGGATGATAACTGATGATGGTGTACCAGTTACCTTAGAAGAAAGGATCTGGATGAAGAAGTTATGTGATGCCAATCCATCTGCTAGATCAATAGCAGAATCTTTATTATGTCCTAGTACGATAGGTGATGCTGCTTACTATGAGTAAACCGTATCGTATGTTACAGAACTACTTGCATAAATAAAGTAACTGTGTTATTATTAACACAATCGTTCATCCCATAAGGGACGCAAGTAAGCCGACTCGGAACGGAATCGTTCATCCCATGTTTCACCTAGCAGTTATCGCAACCGCCTTTACTTGTATCGAAGCTCAGACTCTTTTAGATAAGATGAATGAGTATAAGATAGAAGAAGAGACACGAGCTGAGATGATCAGCGTAGTGATAGAAGAAACACCTCATTGCGAGTGGGACGCAAAAGCCGACTAAAGGAACGGATTAAAAACCCAACTACTTTAGGAGTAAATCCAATGGCACAAGTCACATACCGTGGTGTTAAGTATGACACCAATGATCGCAATCAAACAGCACCTTCTAAGACAGAGATGTCTTACCGTGGTGTCAAGTTCCAAAAAGAACTTGCTAGTGCTTGATCGAACACTTGCATACGCATAAGCATAAGGTGGGGTGACCCACCTTTTTTGCTTTTCGTTTCCATAAAAGTCGGAAAATTTACTCCAGGTATTTTTCGACCCATAAGGTTTTCTAATAGGCATAAATTTTTGTTAATATATCTGCAAATACGGACCAAATTCATATAAATAATTGCGTAGAACGGGAGAACAGCATGCTCGAAAACTCCTACATTATGGGTTAACCAAAGTAAAACAATTATGAGGTCATCAAATGCACAATCTAATTTCCTATAATCAATTAGCAGGTTGGGGTAATATCCATCCAGAAGTTCAAGAAGATTCCAATGACGCTATAAACGATTATTTTCAGTGCCTAGTCGAGTGTGATGACAATGAGAGCGTATGTAAGAGGATCTGTCTAGAGAATCACCTCTAGCACGTCCAACCATCTAGAAAAAAGAAGAATAGTGAAGGGAGGGGTTTACACCCTCCCTTTTTTAATATATAATATCAACTATGAATGGAAAGAGTATGCTACACATGAGAGAACAACTACTGAGAGCAGTCTTAGCACATGCTACAGGTGAAATTGAGAAGCATAAGGCAAACGTTAACGTTTACTTAGAGCATCCAGCAGGTATTGGAGAACACTCAGATATAACTGAAGCAATTCAAGTTGAAGTGGATAAGATTGCACGTTATCATGATCAGATAGAAGTAATCAACAAATACTTTAGAGCACCTTCAAGCGATAAGTAATGGAAGTAAACAGAGGTAAGTTAAAGGTATTGGTCATGGCTCTTAAGGAGATCGTGGAAGAGTTGGAGTCTGAAGTTTATTCTGATCCCGATCAATACAATCAGAAGGCTGCAGTATTCTCCTCTGTAGATCCAACCCAAACTTATGATGAGGCATTTGATGATGACGACGGATACCCAGACTAATACTTATCACAAGTATTTAAATTTACCTTTTACTATTTCTCCTCTGCCCAACTTCAAACAGCAGGGAGATAAAGTACTGCACTATTATATTAATGACTATCCATTCTATCCTATGGAAGAGTGGTTTAATGACCTTGGTCTTACTCTATTCATAAAGGAAGTATTTTACACACCACCTGGTGGTAAGATACCTATTCATACTGACCATGCAAGTTATACTAATCATGCAAAGATTAATATGACTTGGGGTCCTGACGAGGGAGTGACACAATGGTGGAAGTCTGATAAAGTAGTAAAGAAATCATTCCAAGGTACTGGTCAGTACACCAACGAGCAACATCATAACTTGTGGGCAAACGAAGAGGATTGTGAACTTCTTTATGAAGCGAACACTAATCGTCCTAGTCTAGTTAATGTGGGAGTCCTACATGGGACAAGTAATCCTACATCACAAGGAAGATGGACTTTATGTTTTGTCCCTGTTAATCAGGCAGGACAATTCCTCCATTGGAACTCTGCACTTACAATTTTTAGAGATTACTTAGATGAAGGATGAACTTTTAATTAGACTGAAGGAGTTTGCCTATAAGAAGGGCGAGTATACTCTTTCTTCTGGTAAAACTAGTGAGCATTATGTCAATTGTAAACCTGTTACATTGACTGGAAGAGGATTAACTCTTGCTTCCATGATGCTTCTAGAACATGTTGATACTCCTGTAGTAGCAGGTCTTACTCTTGGTGCTGATCCGTTAGTGTCAGGTGTTGCAGTTTGTTCTGCTTTAGATATGAAATTTGTAGATGCTCTTATAGTTCGTAAAGAACCTAAGGGACATGGTACAGGTGCATGGATAGAAGGACCAGAGTTTCCAGAGGGAACTAAGGTAACTGTATTAGAAGATGTGATCACAACAGGAGGGTCTGCAATTAAAGCAGTTAAACAACTCCGTGATGCTGGTTACGAAGTTAAACGTGTCGTATCTATTGTAGATAGACAAGAGAATGGTGAAGCGGATACTGCTATGAAGTTGGCAGGTCTAGAACTTATAAGTCTCTACACATTAAAAGATTTTATTAATGAATAAGATTATTCCTGTCTCTGTCACTCCTGATGCAGAGAAGAGTATTGCATATTGTGCTCGTGTGAGCAACCCCAAGAACCAAGAGAGTGATTCCTTTGAGGGTCTTCTTAAGTATTGTATTAAACATCAGCATTGGAGCATCTTTGAGCATGCTTTCATGACCGTTGAGATTAATACATCACTAGCAATTGCTACTCAGATATTAAGACATAGAAGTTTTACTTTTCAACAATTCTCTCAACGCTATGCTGATAGTACAGCACTACAGTTGAGTATACCTACTCCAGATTTACGTCGTCAAGATACTAAGAACAGACAGAACTCTATTGATGATATTAATCCTCGTGATAGAGCATACATGGAGGCAACTATTGAGAAGCATTTTGATGATGCTCTTGACTTGTATAATAGTTTACTAAAGCAGGGTGTTGCTAAGGAGTGTGCTAGAATGGTACTACCTCAAGCAACTCTTACTAGGTTATACATGTCTGGTAGTGTCCGTAGTTGGATTCACTACATTGATCTACGATCTGGACATGGAACACAGCAGGAGCACAAAGAAGTCGCTGAACATATCCGTGACATTTTTGTTGGTGAGTTCCCAATTATTTCTAAAGCATTAGGATGGACTGATGGCGATTTATGATGATGTAAAAATCACTATCAACTTAAATGAGTTGGTAGAGATCAGAGCAAAACTCTTGACTCAAAATGAAGATTACTCAAATGCAGTAGCAACTGGTGAGTATCTTGATAAAAATGATATAGATAGACTTGCATCTCAACTAAGAGAAACACTTACTTGGGATACACTTTACTACATGATAGATGGTGCGATACTAGATTACATGGGTCTAAAAGATCCAAACCGTCCTCACTATGGTGAGAGGAGTATTGAATCTATTGATGTGACAATGGAGAAGGAGAAGAAAGAAAGAGAGAAGGAGTTTAAGAAGAACTTTGACATGGTTGACCTAGATGGTGGGTCATGGACAATACAAGTACCTATGAGGAAAACAAATGCTTGATGTAAAGACAACTAAGAACAAAGATCTTGGTTTATGGGAGATAACTGCCACACTTGATCTTCCACCTATAACTATTACTAGGTTGAAGAAAGACAAGAGTGACATTGCATATGAATTACGTAATGCTTTTAGTGAAGTAATTCAAGAACTTGTAGAGAAGCATTGTGAGGAAGATTGATGACTGAAGATGAAGTTACCTGTTGGATTGATACTAAACAGGTGAGTTGTAAAACTTGGGAACCTATCTCAAAAGAAGAAGTAGATGAAATAGAATCTCAATTAGATTTTCTATCATTATACGGAGAGTAATCATGGCAACTTATCCTGTAGTCAATACTACAACTGGAGAACAGAAAGAAGTTGTGATGAGTGTTCATGACTGGGATCAATGGAAGGTTGACAACCCAGAATGGACTAGAGATTTTTCTGATCCAAGTACATGTCCTGGTGTTGGAGAGGTTGGTGAGTGGAGAGATAAGTTACATAATAAACATCCTGGATGGACTGAAGTTCTTAAGAAGGCAGAGAAGGCAGGTGGTATTCAGGGTCGTATGAATAAAGTGAATAAGACTTAATGAATCATATTCAGGCAACTTATGATGATGTTGTTGATCTTCTAGTTAAGAAGAACATTGTCTGTATACATCAAGGTAGAACAGAGGCAGGACCAAGAGCATTAGGTAATAGGTCTGTACTATATGATCCTAGGGATTCTGAAGCACAGAAGAAGGTTAATGATGCTAAAGGTAGGCAGTGGTGGAGACCATTTGCTGCTAGTGTTCTTGAGGAGTATGCTGCTGATTGGTTTGAGATGTTGACTCTTAAATCATCCCCCTTTATGATGTATGCTATACCTGTTAAAGAAGATAAGAAGGAGTTGATACCAGGAGTTATACATGTTGATGGAACATGTAGGATTCAAACAGTGACAGAGGAGCAGAACTATCATTACTATCACCTTATAAAAACTTTCTATGAGGAGACTGGTATACCTATGTTGTTTAATACATCACTCAATCTTGCAGGTGAGGTTATATGTCATACCATTTATGATACGTATGATATGTTATACAAATCTTCTATTGAGTATGTGTATCAACCAGAGGAGAGTAAGATAGTTCATATTAATAATGAAGTTAATGTGGCAGGTCAATCATGTTTATCTTAGGTGTTAATGTATCACATCATCCATCTATTTGTTTGTTAGATGATGGAGAGATATTATATTATCTTGAAGATGATAGGTTGAATAGGAATAAAGAAGAGGAGTGGGAATTAGATGCTCAGATGGCATGTTTAGCATGTATTCTTCAGTATACAAAACATGTAGATCATATAATTTTTTGTTCTTATGTTAAGAATAAGTGGACTAATTGCCCTGATGATAAAACAATAAAGCAAGTCAAAAAGAATTTAAAATTATATGGTATAACTTATGATGAAGAACACTATTTAAAGGAACATCATCTTTTCCATGCCTCTAGTGCATTTTATTCTTCATCCTTTGATGAAGCAGCAGCATTAATTTGTGATGGGGGAGGAGCACCTGTAAATTCAGTTGTTGATATGAAAGAAGCAGAAAGTATGTATTACTTCTCTGGTAATAATATAGAGACTATTCATAAGCATCATGGATTTTATGATACAACATTTAATAATAGTGTTCTAAGAATTAATGATAAACTTGCTATCACTCATAGTTTATCTAATGGTGGATTATTTAATTTACTTTGTGGTATTTGCCGACTAGGTGGTGCTGGAGAAGGCATGGGAGTATCTCCTTATGGTAAAGCAGAGGTTCACCCTGAAGAATGGTTCTATTACGATCCCAAAGGGGATATTTGGGTGACAGACAATGATGTTTTACTAGATACTTGTAGACGTGTGTTAAATTGTCCTAATTTTGATCCAGAGTTTGCAAAAAACGATGATGAGATTTTTGATGTATCCTTTGAGGACATGTCTAATGTACTGGCTAAGGTTCAATTGGAATCTAAGAAGCATACTATCAGATTAATAAAGCAACTGCTAGATAAAACAGGCACTAAAAATGTCGTTTTATCTGGCGGTTATTTTCTTAACTGTGTAAATAATTATCGCTATATTAAGGAGTTCCCTGAGATTAACTTCCATGTTGATCCATGTGCTCATGATGGTGGTACTTCTATAGGTGCTGCATTTTATGTGTGGCATCATCTTTTGAATAATACACAACGTCACCCATTAACCTCTCTATTCCTCGGATAAACCAAGTATGGCAAGAAAAAGAAGGACAAAAGAAGATCAAGCAGTTGGAGTCGGAATGACTGCCAAGCAAAGAAGAAGAAAGAAACCTATCAATGCAGATCTCATGAGAGAGATCGAACCTTTGACAGATAATCAAGAGAATCTGTATCGTTGTTATAAAAATAATCAGAATATTGTTGCTTACGGTGCAGCAGGAACTGGTAAGACATTTATTACATTATATAATGCACTAGCAGATGTATTAGATCATACAACACCTTATGAGAAGATCTATATTGTTAGATCTCTAGTTGCTACTCGTGAAATTGGTTTTCTTCCTGGCGATCATGAAGACAAGTCCTTACTTTATCAAATACCATACAAGAATATGGTGAAGTATATGTTTGAGTTAGAAACTGATTCTGACTTTGAAATGTTGTACGGTAACTTAAAAACTCAAGGTACTATAAGTTTTTGGTCAACATCATTTCTTAGAGGTACAACTCTAGACAATGCTATCATTATTGTTGATGAGTTCCAAAACTTGAATTATCATGAACTTGATAGTATAATTACAAGGTCTGGTGAAAACACCAAGATCTGTTTTTGTGGAGATGCTTCACAGTCTGACCTAACAAAAACAAACGAGCGTAATGGTATCATGGATTTTACAAAGATCCTTAGAATCATGCCATCATTTGATTTTATTGAATTTGGTATGGAAGATATTGTACGTTCTGGTCTCTGTAAAGAGTACATAATGGCAAAACATAGTTTATCAATGTAATGTTTGAACATGTCGATCTGGATCTCCCTAAGTTATCGAGGGAAACTATAGATGGTGTTCGTTATTATTCAGTTCCTGATGAAGACGAACTACTTAAATTAGTATCCATAACCTCGGTAACAAGTCACCATAACAAAGAGATATTTGTTAACTGGCGAAAGAAAGTGGGTGATGCAGAGGCAGATCGCATCACTAGACAAGCAACTAGTCGTGGTACAGATACACATACTCTTACTGAGGCGTATCTGTACAACCACGAGTTGCCAGAGGTACAACCTTTATCTCAAATGCTTTTTAAGATCTATAAAAGTGAACTAAATAAAATATCTAGGGTTCATGCTCTAGAAGGTTCACTGTATAGTAAAGAACTGGGCATTGCAGGTACTGTGGACTGTATCGCAGAGTATAATGGCGAATTAGCCATAATAGATTTTAAGACATCTAAAAAACCTAAACCAAGGAAGTGGGTCGATCACTACTTTGTACAATGTATGGCATACGGTTGTATGTTATATGAATTGACTGGCATTGCCGTCAAGAAACTTGTCATCATCATGGCATGTGAAAATGGAGAATCTATTGTTTATGAGGAGTATGACAAAAAGAAGTACATTAAACTACTCACAGAATATATTCGGGAATTTATTCAACACAAAATCGAGAGTTATGCCAGCTAAACTAGATGCAGAGTTTGAAAAGGCACTAGAAAAAAAGTTTTTTTGTCCATCTAAATTTGCACAGGAGATTGAGACTCTTGTCAAGGACAATGCTAACATGAATTATATTGATGCAATCATATACTTTTGTGATTGTAATAGTATAGATCTGGAATCAGTACCAAAGTTAATCTCCAAACCATTGAAGGAGAAGATTAAGTTTGATGCAACAGAGTTAAACTTTTTGAAACGCACTACCAGAGCGAAATTGGTCTTTTAATTCCGAAAAAGTCGGAAATTTTATCGAGGGCATTTTTCACGAAATACCCTTTTCAAGATTATGACACCATTTGAAGTATACAAAACTTATTTGGCTTTAAAGAATCATTTTACTAAAGATAATTATGACTACCACAAATATTGTGGTAAAGTCCGAGCATCTTTACAATCCTTTTATAAGAGGAAGGATCGTTTTTGGTTTGAGAAGTTAAGTAGGCAAAAAAGTGAAAAAGAGGTAATTGACTTCTTTGTATCTAATTTTGTATCTTCGGGAGATCCGCAAAGATTGTGGATTGGTGATATTATCAGAGAAGGTGAAAAAACCTATATTTCGTGGAATGGTAAAATTCAGTCTTTAACCTATTTGTTCAAATCTGAGGTAGAATCGGTTATTTCAATACAAGACTTTAATAAGACTTTTGAGGTAAATGGGACTTCTCATCCATTATTACTAAAAGAGCATTTACAAGGAAATTTGTCATTAGAGACTATGGTGATACTTAATCGCATATTGGGTTACAAGAAAGATTATGATAAAAAACTCAAAGATCCTGTTTGGGCGTTAGTTTCTACTAATATGAATAAGTATGAATCATTCCTAAATATTGATGTATTTAAGTTTAAGAAAATCTTGAAGGAGTGCATTTTATGAATTTTTTTGACTCCGATGTGGTACGTGCAGAAGTTGCCCATATAGCAGAATTACAGGAAGATCTGTATCAGAGTGCATTTAGTTTTTACTCTATGGGTAAAGAAGAGAAACTTAAGCACGTAGAATTAATCTCTACATTATTAGAGAAGCAAAAGATTTTATATACTAGATTAACGTTATCAGATGATCCTGCTGCTAAACAGATGAAGGAGAATATTATGGCATCTGCTAAAATGATGGGTTTACCTGATGACATTGACATGTCAGTAGTTTTCACTAATATGGAGAAGATGATAAATCAGATGAAGAAGCAGGTTCAATAATTGACTTTCACGGCAATTGCACTATACTGTAAGTATCCTACAGCAATTGCCTTAAAGGATACACACAAGCCGAATACAACAAATACGAGGAATACGTATGTCATTTGCTAATTTAAAAAAGCAATCATCTTTAGGTTCTCTTACCCAAAAATTGGTAAAAGAAGTAGAAAAGATGAACAGTGGTTCTGGAAATCAGGACGAAAGACTCTGGAAACCAGAGATGGATAAAACGGGTAACGGATATGCTGTTATTCGATTCCTACCTGCTCCAGATAGTGAAGATCTACCTTGGGTAAAAATGTACTCACACGGGTTCCAAGGACCAGGTGGATGGTATATTGAGAATTCTTTAACCACTCTTGGTGGTAAAGATCCAGTATCTGAGCATAATAGAGAATTATGGAATAGTGGTAATGAAGACGACAAAACGACAGTACGTAAGCAGAAGCGTAAGCTTTCTTACTACGCAAACATCTATGTCGTAAAAGATCCTGCTAACCCTGCTAGTGAGGGTAAGGTATATCTTTACAAATTTGGTGCAAAGATCTTTGATAAGATCATGGCAGCAATGCAACCAGAATTTGAAGATGAGTCGCCTATTAATCCATTTGATTTTTGGCAAGGTGCGGACTTTAAATTAAAGATTCGCAAGGTTGATGGTTATTGGAATTATGATAAGTCTGAATTTGCAACACCTGCTCCACTCTTGGAGGATGATGATGCAATGGAAGCAATTTGGAAGACTGAATATTCACTTCAGGCATTAGTCGCTGCTGATCAATTCAAGTCTTATGAAGATTTGAAGAAGCGTTTGGACTATGTTCTTGGCGTTAAAAAAGCACCTGCTCGTGTAGACGTAGAGGTGCGTGATGAGGACAATGCTCGTGGTTCATATAAACCCGACTTTGCTTCTCGTAAAGCAGCAGAAGAGGCAGTATCTGCCGCTCCAGCAGCTTCAGATGAAGAAGATGATGCTATGAGTTACTTCCAAAAACTCGCAGAGAGTTAATTATTCGTATAATCGGGGATTATCTCCCTTCTTTAAGGTTCTGGACACATATTGTTCAGAACCTTTTTTGTATTCACTTTGAGAGTCTTGGTCATCTAAGATAATACCAAGGAAATTTGTCTTTAGAACATAAATTTCTCTTTTCTTATCTTCTATTTGTTGTTCGTATTCTATATTAGTTACAGTTCTTGATACATCTTTACCACCCTTCTCTACTAGAGAGTCGATATTTGGATCATTGTATATAACACCATAAGATAGACGTTTTCTCCAGTTATATCCATCATATGTCCATTCTTGTCCATCTCTTTCAAACACTTCAGCTTTTTGTGGAACATAGAGAGGTCCAGGTTCACTAAACGTTAGTGTTGGTGCTTCATAGTAACCAGATCCAACATTACCTATGAATATATCAACAACGCTTCCATTTTCAGTTTTAACTGTTGCTGTTGCTGTTACAGGTTGTGTTGGTGGAGCAATTTCAATAGTTGGTGCAGATCTATAATTATATCCTCTATCTTGCATAACAATATCTGTTACCTTACCATCATTAACTAGGGTATAACCAGTTGCTCTTCTATGAGGAGTTGGTGGTTGAACTGATATGATTGGTGGATTTGCTGCATCATAAGTTCCACCAGGATTTGATATAGCAGTTACCGCAAGATTCTCACCAACTAGTGATACTGTTGCTGTTGCTGTTAGGTCTATGTTGTATGTGTGTACAAACCTTCCAGTTCCACCAGCAACTATAAATCTAGTTGAAGTTGGGTTTGTGAAGGCATCTAATGGATTACTATCTTTAGATGATACGTTTAAGGTTCCTTTTAATGTTAATGTACCAAGATCCCAGTTTGTTCCACATGTAAGAATATAAACTGATGCATTATCTAAACCACTTACATATAGTTCTGATCCATCATCTTTAAAGTTAAATGCATTAGAAGTTGATTCACTATTACAAAGAGTACCAATATTTAATGTTTGTACTGGAGTACTGATTGCTGATGATATAAGCCAAGGTGTAATTAATTCATATTTTCTAATAGTATCTGGATTGTCTGTATCCATAAGGAACATATGACTTCCATTATCTTGGAATCTAACTCCTGAAGGACTTACAGTCGATATACTAGTAACATAGGTTACAGTATCACCAATATCCCATGCAGTTGCTAATGAGTATTGTGCTACTTTAAATCCAGAAGATGTCTGACCAGAGATATACATTGTTTTACCATCTGGTTTAAAGTCCACACCAGTAGCATATGTAAATTGCAGTGTGAAGTTTAATATTTTTATATTATCTAATACCGCAGTGGTTACATCCCAAGGTGTAGATAGTACCCACTCATGTATCTCACCAACAGTATATCCTAAAGATCCAAAAGCAGCATACATCCTATCTCCTGCAGGATTTATATGAATACCTTCAAATCCTGCTGGTAGTTGATAAGTTGATATACCAACGTATATTGCATTACCTATCGGATCTGGTGGAGGTGCAACTGTGATGATTGGTGTAAAGTTATATCCATCTCCAGAATTAGCAATGGATACCATTGATAATTGACCACTATTGGTAGTACCAACACCTACAGTTGCAGTTAGAATACCTGCTACAGTTTCCTTTGGATCACTAAATGTAACTCCAGGTTGATATGTATATGCCTGACCAGAATTAATAATAGTTACTTGT